GTGTCCGTGGCAAAGCTAGACTATGTTCGCTCGATGCGAGCCAAGCCATTTCGAGTGTTGTGGGAAACACAGGTCATGGGTACGAGTGGAAAGGCGTTTGATACGCTAATCGACACCGCTGCAATGGCATGGTTGATGTTGACGGCTGTCGAAGGTATCGTTCGTACAGAAGGTGGTATCGGTGTGTTGCTACTGGCAGAAAACAAGCGATACAACATTGCCGGAATTATCGCGGTACAGCTTGTGTTTCTTGTCGCGGGTCTAGTACAAGACTTTGCCCTTCGCACACTGAAGAAAGTCATTCTTCCTCACACGACTAAGTGATATGTTCGTCTACAATCGCGAAGAGAAAATCATGTCTATCGAGGATGTTTCGGTTAGCTTCAAACATCCCGTGACTAAGCAAGACACGCCCATTCTGAAGAACCTGAATGCGACGGTCGATAACATCACTCGTCCGGACATGACGCAAGGGCAGATTATTGCGCTCTTGGGTCCGTCTGGTGTGGGTAAGACAACATTGCTTCGTGTGATGTCTGGAATGCTTACACCGAACACCGGTCATGTGTTTGTGGGAAATGACCTACATCCGGTGAAGTGCGGTGAGGTCGGGGTGCTTGCTCAGAACTACCCACTACTCGATCATCGAACGGTATGGAGCAACTTGCTCTTTGCCGGAACACAGTCAGGAAAGAGTAAGAAAGAATCCATTGAAGAAGCGGAAGCATATCTTCAGGAATTCGGATTGCTGGAACACAAAGACAAGTATCCAGTACAGCTTTCTGGTGGGCAGCGACAGCGAGTGGCTATTGCTCAACAGTTGATGTGTTCTACTACGTTCATCGTGTTTGACGAGCCATTTTCTGGTTTGGATGTTGTAGCCGAAGAACGCGCACGGAACGTCATCATGCAGTTGTCCAATCGCAGTGATCACAATACCGTCTTTGTCGTAACGCACAGTGTCACCGCTGCCGTCTCTATTGCCGATACCATTTGGATGATGGGTCGAGACTTTGATGAGCAGGACAAGCCTATTCCCGGTGCGCGAATCATGGAGACGATTGATTTGATCGAGATGGGAGTATGCTGGCATTCCGATCCGCTGAAAACTACCGCGTCTGCCGAAGTGGTTCAGAAGATCAAGAACCAAATGAAGCGATTGTAATTCATCGCTCTTGACATGATGGACGAAGGGTGATAGATTCTTGAGAGTCTATCACCCTTCACTGTTTTCCCATGTTCAACTCGCGTCGTTGGGTATACTGGATTGCTGCCGTGCTGGCTCTGGCATTTGGTGCCCCGCTTCTGTTTGCACAATCCGGCAAACCGCTCAATCCCAAGGTTGCGGCTCTCATTCCCGAGAAGCCATCCAATTATCTGACCGACCTTGCAGGAGTGGTAAAGAATCCCGATGAAGTAAATCATCATCTTTCCCATTTGCGAGATTCATTGAAGCTGAGTCTTGTCGCGGTCACACTTCCCACGATTGGCGACCTAGCCGTGGAAGAAGTTGCCCTTGATATTGGACGACGGTGGCAGGTAGCAACGGCAAATGACACGATTGGTGCTGCCGTTCGAAATACCGGTGGTGTGATTCTTCTCGTCATGGACACCCGAAAGTGCCGAATCGAGGTCGCTACGGGGTCTGAAGGGTATATGACCGATGCCCGAGCAGGAGATTTGTGCCGAGCCGCCCGCACTCAATTCCGAGCAGGAGATTTCGGCAGGGGAATTATTGAAATCAGCAGTGGATTTGCGAGTTTCCACGCGGCTGAATTGGCGGCGGCACAGAGTGTTCGTCCCTCTTCCCCTTCCTCGTCCGACAGCGACTCTTCCTTTGGGGTTGCCTTTTTCCTTGTCCTGTTCGCCCTTGTACTAGTTGGGGTGATGTTGTATATTCGTTCTGAACGCATTCGTCGTGAAGAAGAGGAACGGCGAAGCGAAGAGTTGCGCCAGTTCAACGAAAAGCAGCGGAAAATTCGTGAGCAGCGAGAAAAAGAAGCCGCAATTCGACGGGAAGAAGAACGTCGTGAAGAGGAACGGCGGTGGAATTCACTGACTCCTGAGCAGCAACAGGCAGAACTCGCTCTTCGGCGCAAGCGAGAGGTCGAAGAGGCCGAACGGCGAGCGATTGAGGCAGAAAAGCGTCGGAAGCGAGAAGCAGAAGAGGCTGAACGGCGTCGAATTCAGCGAGAGCGTGATGATGAAGATCGTCGTCGCCGCAGCAGCTACGACAGCATCATTGTTACAGATTTCGGAAGTAGCCGAAGCTCGTCAAGCAATTCTGATAGCAGTTGGTCCAGTGGTGGATCAGACAGCTTCAGTGGTGGTGGCGGCGGAAGTGACTGGTAAACAACTCACACACTAATCAACAGAATCATGGGAACCGATATTCATCTTCAAGTCCAACGTCGTAATAGCGAAGGTACGTGGGAAACCGTGTATCCTTCACTTGGGTACAATGACCACGACGAGTGGTGTGCGAAGAACTACAAGGAAGCCGTCGCCAAGCTTCCAGAGGGCGTCACTGTTGACGATGTGCTTTCTGGCAAGTACAAGACCGAAGGAATTTCGATGGATCGGTACTACCTCGAAAAGTATCATCATAGCTGGTACAACGGACGCAACTACAATCTATTCGCCATGCTGGCCGACGTTCGTAATGGACGTGGGTTTGCCGGGGGGCAGACGGGTGCTGGTTTCAATCCGATTGCCGAGCCGCGTGGGCTTCCTGATGACGTAGTAAATGGGGAGTATGATGAAGAGAAGGACGAGTATTCCTCGTTCAGCTACGGGGATCATAGCTTCTCGCATCTCACCCTGAAGGAGCTTCTGGACTATGATTGGGACCAGACTACGATGCTCTGCTGCTACATTCCGCTGAATTACTATGCTGTGCGAAAGGAGACGGGTGATACGAGTCCTCCGAAGTGGGGATCAGGTGGAATTTGGGGTCAAGGGATTGAAATGATCGACGCGGATCAAGCCGATGCCCTTCTTGCCAGCAATCCGAATATCGTGACGCCAGAGCAGAAGGATTTGGTGCATAAGCGTCTCAAGAGCAAGGCGAAGACCTACGTCAACAACGAGTTTGGCACTATCGAACCCCTTGCCAAGAAGTACTACGTGCGAGAGTGGTGGACGGAGACGTATCGGGATTGTGCGGGAGAGTTCTACACCCACACCATTCCTGAGATGTAGAAGCTTGACCCTAACCCGGAAAACGTGCGTATCGTTTTCGGCTTCGACAGCTAATCATGGAACGCATTGAAACGGGCGATAACAGTCAGGTTATCGTCTCCGGATTTGGTGGGCGTCGTGGGTTTAACTTGGCGATGGAATTGCTCTTTGCCGGTCATCACGAAGCAACTCACTACAAAATCAAGGCGATAAGCCGTGCTGAGAAGGGGAACAAACCTACCCCTCTCTTTGAAGATCATGTGTGTATGATCTTCTATTGGTATCCAGAAAAAGATACCATTCCTCTTCCATATCCTATGTCGTTTAAGGAATGTGCAGACTTGGCATGGGGATGGCTGCAAAAACAAGAGTATGGATCAGAGCCAGATCATGATGGTTCAAATGAACAAGGATGGTCCGTGTTCAATGAAGCATGGGGGATGGTAGATAACTCTCACGGAGCTATCGGTGCGGTGACTCCACAGTGGATTTGGTACGGGAAGTAATCATGGACAAGATCAAATATCGCACCATTCAACGAGCGTGGCAGAAGTTTGATCGCTTGACGGCACTTGGCTGCGCTCAAAGCAAAGTCCCTTTCGATCCGAACAAGATGCGAGAGGCATGGAACCAGTACAATCAAGTACTTCAACACTACGATATTCAACCATTTCCAGCAAACTATCATGGCTGATCAGATTCTTCGTGATGCATCGGGTAAAGAAGTAGCCCGCATCGTCAAAGTCAAAAATATTCTCATCCTCAAAGACCCCACCGGTCGAGAGCTTGGTCGATACGATGAAAACTCGTCGATCACCAAGGATCGAAATGGTAAGATTGTCGGTCGAGGAAATCTTCTGTCACATCTCATCGGAATTGAGCCATGAAGAAGACACTAATTGTGATAATGCTTACGTTGCTGACTGCATGTACGCAAGATCACGAAAAGGTAAAGCATATTCTTGAAGCGGATGGGTACACCAATATTTCTGTTGGTGGATACAACTCATTTGCATGTTCTGAAAAAGACACCTATTCCAATTCGTTTTCTGCACAGAAAAACGGGATGCGTGTCACAGGAACCGTATGTGCGGCTGCTTGGAAAGACAACACCATTCGCATTTCCTCTACGGCACCCGTCGCTCGCGATAGCCTTGAGGTACGTGCCGACTCGATCATTGCCGCACGACGAGTGGCACTCATTGACTCTCTTCGCAACGGAACGTTCAAACCATGATAACCGAAGGTAAAACAAACAAGTTGCTGAGACAAAAACTGAACCTTCTGAATGGGCGTCGAAAGATTAGTGTTCGAAAGCCTCAGATTCAACCAACTCCCAACGCATACCCGATTCGAGGCAAGTCTCTTGGTAAGTCTCGGGGCAGCACACAGGGAGTTGGTGGATGGCGTCGTCAATACCATCGTCCATTCGACAATCACAATCTCGCCCCGGCAGTGATCACGCGCATTGAATATCCTGACGACGTAAAGGAAACGGTGTGAAGAAGTTCAGGTATACTCCATTCAAGCACACAAACATGGCCAATAAACACGTTCTCATCGAAGATGGTGATGATTGGGTACGAATCTATGAAGGTGACGAGCTAGTACACGACGATCATCCATATGGACGTTCTCTCGATATTGCCGCTCAGTATAAGCGTTCTGGATATGACGTTGATCTTTTCTTCGGGAATTTCGGAGGAGAGTACGGCGATGAAGTTGATGATGACGGGAAGCTCAAATTCGTCCCTTCGTACAAAGAAGAGTTGGAATAAAGAAAGGCCACCCAATTATCGGGTGGCCTTCTTCATTAACCGTTCTGCCGCTTTTCGTGCCGGATGATCTTCATCATAGCTCAGTGCAGTCTTGAGTAAGATGTCGTTATCCGTTGCAGGATTACGAACTGTCTTAGGCAGATGCGAAGAAAGCTTATCCGGCTCATCTCGCTCTCCTGCCTTTGACTGCAACTCGGCAAAGACCTGATCGGCAATCTTTAGTGCCGCCTCTTTGTCAATTTCAGGATTCTCGAAATACGCATCCTTTATGACATCGAGCACGATTGCCAGCACTGGTCCCGGCTTCACTCCAAGACGCTGCATAAGGTCATGGCCATTGACCGGCAGCTTGATCTTGTCCGACGATACCGCAGCCGGGAGTGTGGCAATACGGTCACGGATACCGGCAATCTGATTAGGCATCGACGCCGCTTCAGAGTGTGACTTGTTATCCGCATCCATAACACCCAACGCCACCGTCAAATCGTCACCAAGCTCTGCGACAAACTTTCGAAGAGCCTTGTCACTGATACCTTTTCCATCGGGACCGGCGGGCTTCAAACGCATGTGATTGCGAATGACCTTATCCACCGTGTCAATTTCACTGTTCGGATACTTGAGTCGCATCATGATATCGCGAGCCATATCCGCCCCCACATCTTCGTGCTTGAGAAACTGAATCTTCCCGTTGGTGTCGGTACGAGTCTTTGGTTTGCCCGCGTCGTGTAGCAGAGCCGCAATACGACTGATACCATCGTTGGGCGACTTACTCAGCACTTCAAGACTATGATCTAGCACGTCATCCTTGTGATAGGCATTCTGCGTCACGCCTTCCATTGCATCAAGCTCAGGAATGAAGTGCTTCGAAAGTCCGCTGGCAATCAACATCTTCATTGCGGCAGCGGGGCGTGGAGAGGTCAACATCTTGTTGAATTCGTCATGAATGCGCTCCGCAGAAATGCCCTTGATCTTCTCGGCATTCGCTTTGATTGCATCCATCATGAAATCCGGAAGTGTCCAATCATACTTCGTGGCAAAACGAATTGCTCGAAGCATACGAAGAGGGTCTTCCACAAAGATGTAATTCGGATCAATCGCTGATCGCACCACACCATCCTTCAAGTCCTGAATACCCATGCCGGTCAGGTCGAGTGTTTCACCGGTTGTCAAATCCTTCATGAGTGAATTGACGGTGAAGTCACGACGCTCTGCATCCTGCTTGAGCGATCCATAGCCAACTTCCGGCTTGCGCGACCCTTCCTTGTATTTCTCCGTTCGGGTCATCACTGCTTCGATATCCAACTCACCCAAATCAAAGCCCTGATGCGTCACACCACGAAGATTGAACTTGGCCGTACCGAATCGCTCAAAGATAACAGGATTACCGGCAGTGTGGACGCCAAGCTTCTTGGTAATCCACTCTGCGAACTTGATGCCACCATCCGGAGCCGTGATGACTAGATCGATGTCCTTCGACGGCTTCCCCAAAAGCTCATCACGAACATATCCACCGGCAACAAAGACTTGTCCCCGAAACGGTGAGTTCTTGATAAGATTCGAGAGGAAATCGACAGTGGCCGACCCAATCGTGTTTTCAGTCAGAAGACCCTTTAGCTTTATCATCCTGTTTCTTCTTCTTCCAGTAATCGAAGTATTGCTTGAAGCCGCCTTTCTTCTTTTCTGGCTCTTTGGTCGATGGTGGTTGCTTTTCTTTTTGCTTGTCGTAGTACTTCTTCAGATAAGCGGGATGGTCGCCTCCACTAAACAACGATGGCTGACTAGACTTAGATTCTCCACCCTTTACCTTTTCGGCTGCTTTGTGAGCCGGATGATCCTTTGGATAGTCGAGTGCGGTCTTGATCTTGATGTCGTTTCCGGTGACAGGATTTTTTACGGTATCCGGTCCCTTTGACTTCGATCCTCCCCCGCTTCCAACCTTTGGCTTTTGGTTCGCCCAAAATGGATCGTCGTCCCACACGGGCTGTTGCTTCGACTTCCACTTTTCGGCATCGGCCTTGGCCTTTTCTGCCGCCGCCTTTGCTCGCGCAGCCGCTTCGGCATCCAACTTCGCTTGTTGCTGTTTTAGCAGTCCTTGTAACTTAGTTGGATCATCTTGAGATTGCAAGAGCTTCTGGCCAAATGGGTTCTGAAGTGGCTGGTTGACAATCCGACTGATAGCCGAATCGAGTGCATCGTCAATTGGGGCACCTTTGGAGTTATTGACCGTCACCATGTTGCTTCCAAAGTGCTTCTTGTAGATTTCCTTGTTCTTCTGGACATCTTCCCACGCTTGCTTGACCTTGTAGTCCGGAAGGCGACGTTCGCGTTCAGCATTACGTTCAAGAGCCGTGTCAAGATCGGTGTCAACGAATACTAACGAAACGTCATAGCCCAAGTCCTCCATTTCCTTTTTGCGCTGAAGGTAGGAGTAAGCGTTTGAACCGGTTCCGTCGAAGATCATACCCGTCTGATTCTTAGCCATGAGCTTCATGCGCTTCTTCATGAGGTTACGTGCGCGGCCACGGGGTGCATCTGGATGATCGGACATGACCCACGCTTGTTCTTTAGGGTCGAGTTCCGTCAAGTCCTTTGGCCACCCCTCTTCTTCGAGAACTCGTTCAAAAATCTCGTCAAAACTGACCATTTTCAGTCCATCTTTCGAGAAGTTGACACCTTTGTCAATACCGAAGAGCTTGTTGGCTTGGTAGGTTTTTCCGCTTCCGGGACCGCCCGCCAAAAAGACGAATTTCAGAGCAGCTTTGTCTTTAACGCCTTCATTCAGCATACGAGTTCTCCAAGGGGTACATTCCAATAAATAGTAGACTTGACAAGTCGGGAGGTCTGACATAGATTCCCACTATGACCAAATATCTCCTCACCCTCGTTTTACTCACCGGTTGTGCGTATGAACCGCCAACTCTAAAAAACGGTGACCCCCTTCCCGAGTCAGATGCTATTGCTCAGTACAGTGCTGGATATGTGCTGTGGCGATTTCACGACAAGGAATTTGGGAATGTGTGTTATGTACTCTCCGGAACCTCACTCTCTTGCGTGAAAACTGACTCGATCAAGTAATGTTTCTCATCGCGGCATTTCTCTGTGCTGCCCTTGACTTTGGGAAGGGGGCGGCATTACTTATCATCTTCCACGTCTTCTTTGAAAGCTCGCGGAACTTCCCGTACCGTAGCGGAGGCTATACCCCGAATGCTAAGTAAAGCTCTAGTTGACAGATTCATCTCTAAGTACACTCTCAATGGCATTGTCGAGACAGTAGAGCTTGTATCTGATGGAGAGTCATTATCAGTGGATTGCGTGGGGCAAAGCAATTCACTGATTGTTGCTGTTTCTACACCCCAAATTGTTCTTCCTGAAGGGAAGTATGTGATCTTCGAAACCAGCCAGCTTCGGTCGTTGCTGAACGTGCTTGGCGAAGAGATTGATCTAAAGGTTCGACAGTCGGCAGGAGTTGCCACGTCGTTTACCATCACGGACAAGATGACCAAGGTGGCGTTTGCACTCGCTGACCCGTCCGTTCTTGAGTTGAAGAAGGCTACGCCGAAAAACTTGCCAGAACCCGAAGTCAAGATTCTGTTGGATAAGGCATTTACGGATGCATTCACCAAGGCTCGCGGGGCATTGAGTGGCGTCGAGCAATTTGCCGTCATGTCAGATGGCAACAAAACCGAAGTGGTGCTCGGGTACGAAGAGTACAACACGACGAATGTCACTATTTTGGCAAACACCGAAGAAGCTGATGTCATGAAGCCAACGTTCTTCTTGGCGTCTACGTTCAAAGACATCCTCTCTGCGAACAAAGAAGCCAAGAGTGGAATCCTCACAGTATCGGAGAAAGGGTTGGCTCGAATTATCTTCGACGTGGACGGATTCTCCAAAGTAGAATACATGCTTATCCAACAGACCAAGAAATGATTACCCGCGACCAACACACTATCTGGACTGAGAAGTATCGTCCTGACGTGCTCGAAAACTACATTGGTAATGAGCACATCAAGGAAAAGTTCGCTCAGTTCATTGAACAGAGAGATGTTCCGCACCTTCTGCTTGTCGGACCAGCCGGAACAGGAAAGACCACCGCAGCGAAGATTCTCGTCAATAGCATTGAATGCGATAGTATGATCATCAATGCGTCGGACGAGAACAACATCGAGACGGTGCGATCCAAGATTCGCTCATTTGCGTCTACGCAGAGCTTTACAGGTTTCAAGATCATGATTCTTGACGAGTTTGACGGCTTCACTCGGCAGGGTCAGGAAGCGTTGAGAAACCTGATGGAGCAGTTCATCATGACCACGCGATTCATCCTCACTGCAAACTATATGGAGCGAGTGATTGATCCGATTGTATCGCGCACACAGCACTTCAAGGTCATTCCTCCATCGAACAAGCAAGTGTGTGTTCATCTTGCCAAGATTCTCAAGCAAGAGAATGTCTCTTTCGATAAGGAATCGGTTGTCGCATTAGTCGATGCCTACTTTCCTGACATTCGTAAAGTCGTCAATGAGGCGCAAGCAGCGACAAAGGATGGTGTACTCAAGATCGATCCACAGACAATTCTTGACAGCGATTTCAAGTTGCAGCTTCTTGACGTTCTCACAGGAAAGTCGGGAACTCTGAACACTCGCACCACCAAGATTCGTCAACTTCTCGCAGATGCCGACGTGCGAGATTATGCCCCGGTCTATCGCTACCTGTTCGATCACGTACAGGACTATGCAGGAAAGAACATCTCGGCAGTGATTCTTGCTCTAGCTGAGGGGCAGTACAAAGACTCATTGGTTCCCGACAAAGAAATCAATGCGGTCGCCACATTCATCAATATCATTCAGGCAATCGACTGATGACAAAATGGTCATACTTGGTGCAATACATCGAAACGCACCAGCTTCCTAATCGTCTTGAGCACTATGGAGAGCACGGATGGGAACTGGTTATGATGAAGGATAACTTCTTCATCTTCAAGCGACCGAAGCATTCCGAAAACCAAGACTAACTACTTATAGCAGCAACCTACTACAAACCATAGGAACAGCACATATGCGACCACCTACACAGCCGCCAACCCCACAGATCAATATCGACTTTTCCAAGGCAACCGATGTTGTCTGTGACAGATGCGGAAATGCCACCTTTCAAGAAGTTGTGCTGATGAAGCACCTGTCGGCTATTGTATCTCCGACAGGAAAGGCCGGTAATGTACCAATTCCAACCTTTGCTTGCGTAGCATGTGGTTGGGTAAATGACGGATTCCTCCCTCCCGTTGTAAAGCGTGGAGCTACGGAAGAGTCGGCTCCGAAGATCGACTCAAACGGCATTGTTCAGAGCAGCTTCGACGCTCCAAAGCCAAAGCCCACCATTAGCCTTGTACGAGAGTAACATGTCTCGCCTTATTGAATCCGTTGATGCTGTCCGAAAGCGAGTCCGCATGTCATTTGCGAGCGGAGTGGATGAGCAGTCATTTCGCGACATTCCGCTACTACTGGCTCGTATTGATGAGTTGGAGCGGGCACTACAGCCATTTGCGAGAGTCGGCAACACTCCTTCTGGTTCTCCTTTGGTACATGTGTATCACAAGGATTGTGTGAGTGCGGCTCTCATGCTCACGCCGATCATCACCATTGCCCCGGCTGAAATTCCCGCCGAAGGATAATTCCTTTTATGGCAAAGACTCTCTTTGACCATTTGAACGCCATCTATACCGATCAATCGATTGACTACTTCGACACACTCGAAGACGCGGATAAGAAGTCTTTCAGTGCGTATATGATCAATCGATTGATCAGTATGAACCCGTCGTATGCCCAAGTCGTGAACGAGTTTCAACTGTACTTGAATACGATTGGTCCCCGAGAGTCCTATCTGTTCTACAGTCAGATTGTGCCACGGGGAAAGCAGTTCAACAAATACATCAAGTCGCAGAAGAAAGAGACGTATGACGAGTGGCTAGTCGAATTGATTAGGCGACACTATGATGTAAGTCGTTACGAAGCAACTGAATATCTTCGCATCTACTTTTCGTGTGACGAGAACAAGGCAGGATTACGCAAGTTGCTTGAGCAGTATGGAACAGAACCCAAGAAAATCAACAAGGTACTCTCATGATTCGAGTCATTAAAGACAAGGTTGCTATCAGAACCACCGTTACACCTGAAGGTCGCACTGCATCGGGCCTCATTGTTCCCGCTGGTGCAGATTCCGAACAGTACACATCCGGTGAAGTTGTAGCTGTTGGGGATCAGGCACAGGAGCTAGTCCAGATCGGTGCCCGTGTTCACTTCAATCGATTTGTCGCCCCGAAGATCAAGGTAGGCCGCGACGAATTGTTCATCTTGCGTCTTGACGACGTATTGGCTATCGAGTAACTTATGAGTCGAGAAGCTGGAAAGGGCGACACATATCGTCCAGTGAATCAAAAGAAGTGGGATGAGAATTATGACCGCATCTTTGCTCCCAAACACAAAAAGGTAACGCATGATTCTATCGATGCTTCTCGCCTCCCTTCTGTGGAGCCAACCTCCGAAGATCGTTAATCGTCCCCTCCCTGCCCGAGAACGTCGTGATACGTCGGTAACGTTCATTATCGTTCATTACGATAGCAGTCCTAATCCGAAGACCACATTCAAGTTTCTTCGACGGAAGCGGAACTCGTATCACTACTACATCGGGCGGGATGGAACGATCTACAAGATGGTCGATCCCGCATACAAGGCCAACCATGCAGGACTGTCCTTCTATGACGGCTACGTTCGGCTGAACAACTACAGCATTGGCATTTGCTTTGAGAATCGCCATCCCCAAGCGTACACTGACGCACAGTATGCCAGCGGAGCGTGGTTGATCGGGCAGATATATCGGAGGTTCCCGAATGCCAAAGAACACCCGTTACTCGGTCATTCTGACGTTGCCATTCCACGGGGGAGAAAGCACGATCCGGGGGACCACTTTTCGTGGGATATCCTGAAATCTAGAATAGCCCCTTGACATCCCTGTTGAGAATGCGTATATTTCAGTTGTAACCATTCCAAAGGGGTAGCTATGTGGGTTTTCACCAAGCATGGGTTTCTCAGTGCCGTTGAGCATCGGGACAACCCGGACAAGCTGATTATCCGGTGCCGCGTTCGTGCGGACCTGAACAAGCTGCGAGAGGTCTACTTTCGCAAGATGTCAAAGACGGAGTTCAACGAGAGTGCGGATTACCCGTATCGGGCGACCATATCGAAGAAGGACTTCGCCAAGGGTATGACCCGAGTGGTCAACGACCTGACGTATGACAACTTCAAGGACGAAGTGAAGTACGAGCAGGGGGCCGGTCGAGCCAATATCTACATGCGAATCTGGTCAACTCTGATCGATCTAGAGATTGACCCGCATCGCATCAAGAAATACTTCAACAAGTTTCATGATCGAACATGAGATTCTTCCACAATCAAAATTCATGACGAAGCTTCACCGTGAACAGATTTCATGCACGGTGAAGCTTTTTCATGTAGGTACGTTATGAGTGAAACTAAAGACGATACAAGAAGAAAGGTCAGCTATTCGCAGTATGCCATGTGGTCGAATTGCCCGCATCAATGGAAACTGTCGTATGTAGACAAATTGAAGCCCGACGAATCCTCGATTCACCTGATTTTCGGGACTGCGATTCACGATGCCATTCAGAAGTGGCTCGCTGTTCGCTTTATTGACCCCAAGAAGGCCAATATCCTTGATATCAAGGGTATCTTCAAGGATCGACTCATGGAACTGTTTAAGGAGCAGATCAAGGTCGATCCGGACACCAAAGAAAAGACCTATCTATGTGACAAAGAGGTCTTGAAGGAGTTTCACGTCCAAGGATGTGAAATTCTCGATCACGTCAAAGAGTACCAGAATGACTTCTTCCCGACGCCCGGATATAAGCTGATCGGATGCGAAGTCCCTCTTGACGTGCCCCTTACCGATCATGTTCGATTTGTAGGATTCCTTGACATCGTGATTGCCCATCCCCGAACAAAGAAGGTCTTCATTTACGACTTGAAGACTTCGAAGAAAGGATGGTATTACGAAAAGAAAGACCCCAAGAAAACGAATCAGCTACTTCTGTACAAGCGATTCTATAGTCAGGTCTTTGAAACACCGCTAGAGAACATCGAAGTAAAGTTCATCATTCTGAAGCGGGAAATCAATGAAAGTTCTGAATGGGGAGCCAAGCGCATTGTTGGATTTGAGCCAGCGAACGGCACTATCTCCATGAAGAAAGCAAGCAAGGAATTTGACACCTTCATCGAGACGACATTTGGAGATGATGGGTCGGTGTTAGTAGAGAATCTGGTGGCAACTCCCTCGGAATCGGCATGTAAGTTCTGCCTCTTCCGGGACAAAAAAGACCTGTGCCCCTCTAGTTATTCTGGTGGCAAGAAATGATAGCCAACCGTACAAATCTACTACTTATAGTCGTAGTCAACAATGCAGAGGGTTTCAACCATGAGTGATAAAGAGAAGGAGTATGCTACCGTTCAAATCCGAAAGCCCGTCAAAGAGCAGATTGTCGAATACTGCAATCAGCACGGCTTGAAGATCGGTAGATTCATCGAAAACATGTTCAGTCAAATGATTTCTGGAAGTGCAGGAACAGGAAAGCCATAACATGGAGCAAGTAATGAAACAGGGTTACATCCCGAAAGATCAACGCAAGACAATTCTACTCATGTCTGACGATTGCCGAATGCCCTCTGGCGTCGGTGTCATGAGCAGAGAAATCATCCTCAAGACCGCACACGTCTTCAATTGGGTACAGGTTGCTGCCGCTTTGAAGCATCCTGA